CTATTACAACCGCTACCTTTATACCTCAGCTCATCGTCACCGTGTTCAACCTTGGCGTCTTCGCAGCATATTTTACGGTACTCCTCTCTTGGATTCGCGGAAGACGGAGGTTCATCCCCACCCTTCTTCTGCTGCTGACCGTACTGCTGCTGGCGCATACTGTGAGGCATTTGCTCTCTCTTGTTCGTGTCGCCCCTTCTTCGTCCAATGTTCCCGCTCTGACCAGCGGAAACTGAGGGCAGGGTCGAGGACGTACCATTGGGCAAAGGACTTCATTGTGCACCCGGCTGCGTCTTTACGCACTGACAATGACATGGAAATTTATATAGATGTCGATTATTATTTGGACATGCCTACCCAACTGTCCCAGCATTTTCGACCTACACTTCTGTATACTTTTACTCCTGAGTGTGCTGCTACTTCAACTGATGAGATTATGTTCACGTTCTTGCATGATGGCTCCGTACAGTACCATCTCACCGGTGGTGCTGGTTATATGCACCACCTGTGGAATTATGCATGTGATACTCTCATGATTTCTTCGTGGAAACGCGTCGTAGTCTACTTGGTAGACCGTCGTCCGACGCATGTGCCCCATCGATCTCTCATCTTATTGACCCCACTGTGTTGTTGGAATTTCCCTATGTCAGTGTTTATAATGCGTGTAATCACTGGTACTCCTCTTGACCGGTTAAATCCGATCATCGGCAAGTTCATACGACTTCGCTTACTTGGACGCACTACCACTGATCTGGCAGGCACATCTCGAGTGTCTACCGCTTTGGTGGGATCATACTCGTCTGCGACTATTTCGTCAGCAGACGATGATCGTATTTCGTCTATGGCTCGATTATCTAAGTTGCCACTTAGTATCGCCCAAGTACAGTCTGTTGTTGCAGACCATGCTATTGCTACTGTGATAGCTGAGTACCACCGCATTCATCAACCCTGTCATGTTCCTGTAGTGTTCCCTCCCCACCTCTCCGCTAATAACTACCAACTACTGCCTAGCAGACCCTATGATGTATCTCGACCATCTTTGGTTCCTTTCATGTCTAGCCCCTTTCCTCCTACCGCTTATGTACCCGACATTTGTTATAACAATGACGCCGCTAGCGTCATTGGCCGCATTGAGAAAGTGCGATCTACTGCTACTCTGGATTCCCGATATTTGGGATTTGCAAAAGAGTTCATTACCGCGTTTGTTTGCGGTACTGTTCTACACCCGGTCGATTTTGACCGTGTGTATGAAAAGCAAAGTCGCCCGACCCAACGTCATATCTTGGACACCGGTTCTCTTGTGGATAAACCACGTCGCATCATTGAAGCATTTATGAAGAAAGAGTCATACGATGAACCCAAAGACCCTCGTGTTATATCGACGATCAACG